TTTTATATAAAATTTTAATAAAATTCCTCAACAATAACGATTCCTGCACGACCTTCTCCGCCTTGGATTGATCCTTGAGAAGCACTGTTTGCCGCGCCTGTTCCACCTTCACCATTATTTACACGCTCGCGACCTTTATAATTGTTGCCCAAGTTGAGTAACCCCGGATGTCTGATGTTGCTGAATTAAGCAAGATTTCATATTGGAAGGTTGTTTCCTCTGTCGCTGTGTAAATAAACTTTATAGGCCATGCTCTACTCGATCCAGCAAGTTCACCGAAACCAGTTAATGCAGATAAATCAAAAGGTGATCCTGGCGCAGCAGTTGTTGCGCCAGTGCATCTGCAATACAACAATCCAGACGTCTCAGCCTGTGCGAAAAAGGACATATCATAAGTGCCAGCTTGAATTGTGAAAATACCTGTTGTGTTATTGTATGCAATATCACTCAGTGAAGGTTGATCGCCTATTGTATCGAAAACGATAGGATTGCCTGCTGTCAAATTAGTTGTTTGATCTACCAATAGGAAGACACTTAAATAATCAGGTGCTGCGATTCCATCAAGCTTTGTTTTTTGCGCTGCTGTAACATATTTGTCTGTAGCACCTTCCGCTACAAGGTCAGTTGTAAGAACTACAGTGCCAGTTTGACCATTGACCGAATCAACCGCGCCACCTGGCGTAACCTCATCAATGATTTGTTGAACGGTAACTTTTTTTGTAGTGTCATCGGTAAGATCAACAACGGGTAAAACGTCTGTAACGTCAAGCGTTGCGATTGGGTCTAAATCTGTTATTTTTTTATCAGCCATTTTTCTACCTTACTCTTTCTGCTTGGATTGTTGGGACATGCCTATAAGTTCCTGGTGTCGATTTCCTCATGATCCCCTGAATTTGTATCAATAGAAATGTCAAACTCATCGTAATACGATGCGGCTTGATCTACAAATATTTTCGCATATAAAACATTCATTGTAATATTGTAGCGGTAAGGGATCGCGCTACCTTCTAATTCAGATAGATTGACAAATGATGTTGCAACGCCCGCGATCTTGAAACCATTCAAGGTCTGTTGATTCTGTGCGTATTGACCGCGTAGGGCCATAATGACTTCTTCTTTGCGCTGCAACGCTTCCAAAGAATGACTCTCAATATCTATGGAGTATTGGGCTTGGAAGTTGGTTGTCTGATTGGGTATGCCGTCGATGACGCGCATGTTGTTTGAAAATACCTTACAGGATAGCTCACGGAGGGTTATAAATAAATTATCATCCTTGGGGGCCATGATCTTTTGATCGAAAATCCATACCCGATCGGTTGCTAGGCTCATTGAAGTTTGGATGACGTTGGCCACTAGCTGAATATGAGTCAGGGAGTATACCGGCAAAAACGCCTCATCTAATAGAGAATCGACAACCTTGATCGTATCGGTGCCGTAAGCGTAAGGGGCAGTATAAACACCATTAGCATCTATACTACCGCCGACCCCCCCAGCCTCTACGCTGTAGACATAGGGCGCGACACCAGCAGAGACATGGAAAACACTTTTGCCGCCGCGTGTAATAAATTGCGAGTTGGTTATAACAATCATACAACTGGCCCTTCGTCTACAAGATGATATTCATAATATCCGTACTTATTATAATCATACTTGGCCATGACCCTGTATGAATTGCCCGCGTACTGCGCGATATCATCGACTAAGAGGTTCAAACTGATATCGCAATGTAGTTGCTGCCATATAAAATATCGTTGCTCCTGTGGCTTTATTTTGAGGTTTTCAGGGCTTAACGGTTGCATCACCCCTTTGAAAATAATTTCTGTCAAAGTTTCAACAAGCAAACCGTTTAGAATACTTTTAACCACTGTTTGGAAAGTCATATTTTGATACCAGTTATCAAGGGCCACAACTACGTTGGGTAAACCAAGATCGTTAGGGCCATTTGAATTGCCGTTAATCATTCTTTAATATCCCATCCAACCGAGTCGCGCAGGAAGCCCTCTTCTACCAGGGTTTGCTTATTCTTTTTGTACTTCATGTCTGATGGCTTCCATTGCCCAAAGCCGCCTGTCTTAAAGGCTTCCGCTACTGTGTCCGCCGCTGTTGCTGCGACTTTGCCCATCCATACGTTTAATGATTTTTCAGCGATGACCTGCTTGATGTTTTCTTTTTCAAAAGCTCCACGATCTTCAAGAAATTCATCTAATTTTTCTGCAATAGGCATACGCAAGAAAGATCGAGCTGGCATAGTGCTACCCCCAAACTCCATCAAGGTTCCTAGCTCAACATTAGTGAGTCCGTTACCGCCGTCATCATCATCTGGCCGTTGGTTCTTTGCTTGTAATATTCCCACGCGCGCGACAGGCAAGTTTTCGAAAGCGGTAATAAGTGCCTTCAAGTTCTTGTTCTCCATCTTAACGCTGGTTTTCTTAGGCATGAGTACGCCCTTCAACTGAATATATGTTGCCCACCATGTATGGCAGAATCAACTGTAGGTATCTAACTCCGTAATTGGTTTTGGCTAAAATGGATAGGTAGGCATCTTTTAAGAATTGCTCAGGTATCTGGAAACCAACAGAAACACTGCCTACAGATTTATTTGTAAGAAGCCCTTCATACTGCCCTGACAAGCCCTGTGAGGACGCAGTTATTGAGCAAACCAAATTATGAGCTGCCAGTAGTAAATAGCCAAGCGTATAAATTTCTTGCTTGGGGAAAAGAGTGATGTTGATTGTGCAACCTGCTTCGGTAAGTGCGTTTGTAATATCTGTGTCGGTGATTCCAATATCTGGGTCTGCATCATACTTGAAATCCCTTACAAAAAAGGCTTTGAAGTCTGCGACTGATGGTGCTGTATACATGTAACCCTTTCTATAAACAAAAAAAGGGGCAGGGATAATACCCTACCCCCCTTGTTTTTACCTTTTCTTACTTCTATTTTACGATGGACTAAAATTCAAAGTAAAGAAGTTCGGTAGGTCTGTACGCTTTAACCCCAGTAAACTGACCGTATGCGACACTCTCAAATTGAAAGTTGTTCATAGTGGCAGCCAATGTGCTGGTGTAATCAACTGGAATATCCATGCGGATAGATTCCGGATCAGCATTGTACAATGCGTATCGTTGAGCACCGAGGCTGTTGTTTGCCGCGTCCGCGTATGCGCAAGGCATAATTTGGAAGTTCGGGTTTTTGGTCATTATTTTGAAGGTATCTTGCAATACTTCCAAAACAGATTTCAATGGAAAATCAGCGGATGAAGGTGCTGCGAGTCCAAGGTAATCACTTTCTGGAATAACAAAATGTGTAGGCCATGCAGTGTTGACACAGTTGGTACGGTAATTACCGAGTACAACGGCACAAAATGCTTTAAGTTCAGCGCCGGTCATGGTGCTAATTGCTTTTGTGATTGTTGTTAGATTGATTGTTGTTCCAGCTTGAGTAAACAAACCACTGATTCCTGCGATGTCCAAACCAAGAAAGGCTGTTTTTTGGATTCCCAAATCCCAGTTTCTTTTGCGTGATTTTTCTTTTGCAGTAATCAAATCAAAATTGACAGCGCGCTGTGCAAATTCCAATTCAGGTTTTGACCAGTTCACACCCTTGGCCCAGTTTTGGATCGCGATGCTTACTGAATCAACGCCTGCGTCAGCTTGTGCTAGTCTAGCATTGCTTGCGCCGGTATTGATAATACCTGTTTCAAAATCACCACCCAAATCAAATGATCTGAAAGTTGTAAGCTCTACGCCCCATGCACCCTCTCCAACTTGAACTGGAATATAATCAGCAGGCGCAATTTCGAAAAACTTTTGCTCAGTGACCGATTTGATAATCGTGGTTAATGTTGTGATGTCAATTTTTGCACCAAGTGCATTTACATGACGTTGGTTTAATTTAGCAATACGCTTTTCCTCGGCATTGAGTAAAACTTCCTTGCCCTGACTATTTAAGATTTTGTGTTTCATATTTTTTATCCCCTAACTTTCTATAGTGCTACAAGAACGATTTTAATCATTACACGGATTAGATCGCCATCAGCGGCGGCCTTGTCGAGTGCATTACCCACAACAGTCTTACCAGTGACCGCTGTAATTACTTTTTCACCTGTCACTTCATATTGGACACGAGCGCCGCGAGCGATCGCTGCTCCAGCTTCCAAGTAAACGACATTGTAATCAGAAGCAATCTCCACAGGCGCACTTGCCGGAAAGTCTGAATCTTTAAAGTCAGTGATAACAACACCGAAGATTTCATCGGTATCTGTTGCTGCAAGAGTAACAACAGGAGCGCCACCGGCGGTATCTGAAATAACTACTGCTTGACCAGGAACCAAAGCAACTGCCTCTGTGCTCAATACTTGGCACGGAATAGTATTTGGTTGAGTTTGTAAATCGCTGCTACCCTTCTCAGGCGCTTGGCTAAATTGATTTATTGATTGTGTCATCTTTTATACCTTTCCTTTACCTATGAACCGTAACGAGCGTTTCCGCGCCCAATTTTGTTGTGCATAAGATCAATTGTTTTACGTTCTACCTTTGAAATTTTGCGACTTGCATCTTTCAAACTTTTGATGGTGTTTTCTTTTTTATCTTCATCATCATCTTCATCTTCAATTTCGACTTCAACTTCAACTTCGTCTTCATTTTCAGATTTGTCTTCGTCTTTGTCGTCCTCATCCATGTTTTCCGCTTTGTCGTCTTTGTCTTTGTCGTCGTCTTCATTTTCCATGGCAGCGTCTTCCTCAACAACCATGTCGGTTGAAGCTTTGTAGCACTCTACAAGTTTTTCAACTGAAACAGATTCTCCGTCCACGTTTACCATTTCTTCATACGACACTTCATAGTCATCGGCATTTTTTACCTTAACCAAATCAGAGATCGCAACCATTTCTTCAATGGTGACTTCAACCTTACTCTTCGGAAGCTCATATACATACCCTGCATGCTCTTCGCTGTTTTTGACTTTTTCTTTTTTAAAGATATTAAATTTCATTTCCTTTTTCTCCTTCTGGTTCATGAGAATACCAAGTTCAACTTTTTTATCCTCGTTGTACTTCTTAAACTCTTCTGGTGTGTAAATTACACTTTCTGCATACCGTGGATTGCCCACGATAGCCAAGTGTTCATACTCTGCATCAAGAATTTCTTCTTCATAATCCATCCCATGCCATTCACCGCCCTGGCCTTTTTCGGTAGGAAAGTATGCGTTGGAAAGTTGCAAGCCGCGCTTGATAGCGTCTTTGCCCTCGTTTGTTGTTACAATAAACTCAGCCCAGTGGTGGCCATCCGCTTCATTGTAAAAAGATTTGACAACGTAACCTGCCGCCTCTTGAAATGTTTTATCTGTGACTTCATCAATATGATCGACGTATAAAGGTTTGCCCTCAAAGCTATTGTTCATAGTCTTTGCGGTTGATTCACTAATGTAAACACGTTTGGAACCATCAGGGTATTGGTATTCAGCAAGGCCAGGTGCGAAATGGAGGCCGTAGAATCGTTCGGCTGCTGGTGAATCGTTTTTAAGTTTATTCATTTATCTAAAATTCTATAATAGGTCGTGCTACGCATCGACAATTATAATCTTCCCCTGGGTTGTTACGACTACCAAGTTTATCCGTAATAGGTGGATTGTCCCAATCAAATACTTTTCCGTCAAGGAATTTATGCATTGTACGAACAGGATGTTTTGCCGAGCCTGCAACCGTCTGCCAGACGTACTTTTCGACTCCTATAGATTTATACTTAGCTTTTTTATATGTCGCCAACATGAGCCTAGTTTCTTGTCTTGCTAGAAACTTAGCTTTTCGAGCGCCAACGCCATACCGTTTTTCTATGTACTTGGTAAAGTTTGCCGGACGGCTGCCCTCAAAAACACGCTCTTGAATATCTCCACGCATAATAGAAATTTCTTTTTCAGTAAAATCTTTGACGTACCTCTCCATGTCGTCCTGGTACTCAGTTTTAAGCTTATTTAATTCAAACTCAGAAAGGTTTGGTGAAATTGTGATGCCGCTTATTGATTGATCGATCTTTGCGTCCAGATCAAAGATCATGTCATCAAGAACGCCCTCGATTTTTAACTGACCTGCAATGGCTTCGGGGTCAAGGTCGGCGAGCTTTTTGTTGATCGACTCAAGTGTTTTTTTATAAGAAATCTGTGATGATGAAATAACCGTCATGTACTCAATGGGTATTTTAGAGGTAGGGACAAGATAACCCTTTTGTGTGGGGCTATACTTACCCCCAAAAGATTTAATCTCTTTGGATATTGCAGCCGACATCTTACCGAAAAAAACACCGTTATAGTAATTCACTCGACCGGAACGCAAAGCCTTTATAAGTGCGGACTCTTTGGCGTTGGTTAGTGTTTTTTGGTTTGTGTCAAGGTCGAGCAGTAAGGGCAAGTACAAGTATTCTTTAAGCAGATCACGAATGATTTTCTCTAGAACAGTAAATTTGTCCTGGAATACATCAACTGGTGGCAGCTTTTTGCTTGGCATATGATGCTTTCATCATTTCTTCACGATTTGTTGAAGGATTCTTTTTCTCCAAAAGTTCTTCCGCATCTTTTTTGTATTGGCTGATCTTATTGCTTACTGTGCGAGGAGCTATACCTAAAGACTTTGCGGTCAACTCACGATTTTTCCCTTGGCGAAGGTATTCGTATTCAATAATCATCTTTTCGGTTTCCGCTAGGGTCATTCCACTTTGCCAGTACCTAACATTGTTCATTTATTTTTGCCTTTCATTTTTGCATTAGTAGCTATCAACTCAAGAGGCTTCGACAAGGTTTCATCTTCCAAGACTTTACCATCTGATATTTCCTCTATGCCCATACCGCTTCCAACATTTTCCATCTCAAGGCGCATGCCAAGAAGCTCATCTTTATTAGAGATTTCACGAAATTCTGTTTCGTTAATAAGGCCACGTTCATACGCTTGAAGCGCGCGGTTGAATTGCTGCGTTTTTACATTCTCTTCCTGTTCGCTCGACATTAAGCGAAGCGATTCAAAGTTAATCGTTAGATCATCGGGCACCATGCCGAAGGTTGCTTGACAGCGGAATTGAACCATCTTGAAAAGCTCATTCTCAAACTTGGTTCGAATACTCGACTCGATCATGCCGTTGTAATTCTCGATATCATCCTCACCTGAATTGAAGCCAGCCGATGATTGACCGAAAAGCTTTGTCTGCGGTATGCGCATGTCGGATGCGATTTGTTGGCGTATTCCGTCCATAGCTTCTGCAAGCCCTGAAAAGGAAAGCTGTTTGTTTTGAAAGTCATCCTCTGCATCAAGCACGATAGCGTTTTGGAAGTTCTTTTGTTGGTTGGCAATCTCTACACGTTTTTGAATTGCCGCGTCGCCGCCTGCACTTGCGAGCGTACTTGCTAAATTGTGTAACTTGTAAACGTCAATCTTAAACTCATCAAGGACTTCAAAAGCAAGATCATTGGCTTTTAGGTACTGATTTACTCCCTGCACTAAGGATTCAACAACGGATAAGCCCCACCCTCGCAGGCGTTGACGTATAAAGGAAGGCGCTTGCAGACCTTCAAAGCGAATGACGCGACTCTTGTTGATTTTGTGGTTGTAGTAATTATATTCATCTGGGACAAAGTTGTGCTGGGTAATGCTGTCGTCGTCTTCCTCACCATAGTATTGGTAGTATAGTTCCCAAAGATCGGCTGCAATAAATTCCAGCTTGTCGCCTTGTTTTATGTCAGAGATTTTAAGTTCCTTTTGGAAAAGGTTTTTCTCTTTGTTCTTACCAGGAGTGAGCATTGTATTTTCAACAGAGGTATCTTCATCAGTAGCGATAATAATGCCAGACCCACCAAAGAGTCGATTCCATTTTAACGCTTGCGCAAACACCTGCATATCGTTGTTCCGGCGCATCTGTTGCTGCAATTCTTTTAAGTCGTCTTCGTCAATCTCGTTGGATGATATATCGATACCGCCTCGCATAGCATCATCAACTGGTATATCTACAATCGTTTGTATCAAGCCAATCTCAGCATAGGCTTGAGATAAAAGCTGTCGCATGTTCGAGGTCATGTAGAAGCGAAGGTTTTCAAATATCGTTGTGGCCTGTGATATCTGCCTACCTTGCCCGAAAGCAAAACCAGTTAGGCCAAGTGCTTGCGATAAGCCATTTTGAAACGTGCTATTGTTCTGTTTCTTATCGACCTCTTTGTTTACTTGCAATTTTTCTGTCTGACTGTTATTTCTTTTTCTGCTCATTGTTGCCCCTTATAGATAATCGAAAAT